GCGATGTCTCCAAGCGTGCCGTAAACGCGCTTGAACGGGTTGGTTGCGTCCAGCGCATCCAAGCCAGCCTGTGCGCTCGTGGCGGCCGTGGACAGCTCACCGATGCCGGCGGATGCGATCGCCTTGGATCGCCCAATGCCGTTGATCACGGACGTGGCGGCCTTGGCAACGCCGCCGCCAAGCCACGCGCTGACTCCGCTCAGTGCGTCGGCCAGCCCGGAGGCGGTCGGCACCTGATCCTTGATCATCGCGACGCGCTCTGGCGTCAGCCACGAACCGAATCTCGGGTTGCGCCGAGCCGCATCACCAATGGTGTCGAGGTGATCCTGCTCGTCATAGCTCGGGAGGTTCTCCGCAACCACGCCTGCCGGCACGTTTCGACGGCGTGCGATGTCGCTGGCACGAGCCATGTCCGCCGGGGCCACGTTGGGTGCAAGCAGCGCATGGTCGCGTGCCGTCTGCGCCTGATCGGCGTCAAGCGTCGCGCCGAAATCCAGTTTAATTGGCATTGGAGCCCTTGTAGTAGTGCTCGATGTACGCCATCACGGAGGCGTCGTCGGAGGGGAGACCTTTGTGCTTGAGATTGGCGCGCGCAACAGCGATGTCGCCCGGCTCTATGTGTTGCGACATTATGGGCGATCCGCGCTCGTTGAGTGCACCATAGATTCGGAGCGTGCCAGCGGCGCGGTTGCGGGCGAAGTTGGCCCGCACGGTGCGCATCATGTTGTCGGCATCGGCACCAGCTGGCTCCTTGCCAAACTGCTGCACGTAGGCTTGCGCGGCCTGACGGTACGCTGCTCGGAAGGCGTACTCCTCCTCCGCTTTTTGCTTCTTGTTCGTGTTGCTGTCGATGCCGAGGATGTGCAAGCTGGCGTCCACGCGCTGCGCCTCGGTCGCCCAGTCGGCCTTGGCCTTGGTGTCGGCCTTGCCGTCCTTCGCGAGCAGGGAGTTGCGTGCTGTTGCGTATTGCCGGCGGTCGTCGTCGCTGAGCTTGAGATTCGGGTCAAATGGGTTCATCGCCTCCAGCGCCTTGCGCGCCACGGCAGGGTTCTTGTTGGTCGGATCGGTAGCGTTGTAGAACGCGCGATCGAGCGCGTTCGCGGTGGCGGGGTCGGTCGTGGCCGCATCGCTGCTGACATACGCTTTCTCCAGCGTTTCGTAGTGCCCGTTCCGTACCGCCCAGTCGCGCTGCACCGGAGTGAGGAGCGTCGCGAACGGTTTGCCGGAGCCCTTGTTGTCGTGGATCGAGGTGAAGATTTCCTCGCTCGTCTGCCGATCGGCGTCGGCTTCGATCGCCTTGTTCTCGGCCCACGTGCGCTTCACGGCGGTGACGCGGCGGTTGCGCAGCACCGGGTCGGTAGTGGAGGCTTCGGCCGCACCAATGGCCTCTTGGAGCGTCTGCGGCTTGGCGTAATGCGTACCTGCGCCGACTTGCTTGGTTGCGATCCAATGACGCACGTTTCCCGCGCCAGCGTTGTACGCGGCAAGCGCAAGGTCGAGGTTGCCGTTGAAGTCGTCGAGCTTCTGCTTGAGGTACTCCTGCCCGGCCTTGCGGTTGGCGATCGGGTCGGTGTCGGTCTGGTGCGGCTTCATGCCGAGCTGTCGCTCCAGCTCGCGAGCGGTGGCCGGCATCAGCTGGGCGACGCCAAGCGCACCCTTCTTCGAGACCGCGCCCTGCTTGCCGCCGGACTCCTGCTTCACCAGCGAATCCATCACCTTGGCGGCCACCTCGGCATTGGTGCCGGTCGGCACCTTGTCGCCGAGCATGGCCTTGATGCTGTGCACGTAGTTGTTGGTCTCTGTGACCGGGAAGGTGGGCGTGCCGCTGTTGCTGTCGCTCACGGCCTGCTGGCCGCCCTCCACCGCCGCCTTTGCGAAGCTTTCGTCGTCGATCGCATCGAGCGCTGGCTGCAATGTGTTCATCACGGCGCGGTGCTGCGCGGGATCGGTGATCTGTGCGCCGTACTTGTCGATGTAGTCCTTGGCTGCTTGCACGCCGCCGGGCTGCTGGAGCAGGCCCATTGCGACGTTGTAGTGGAAGCCGGAGCGCGCGCCATCTGCTGCGTTGGCGGCGGCCTCGGGGCTGCCGGTCTCACGGAGCGCCTGAATCTCGACGGCCGACATCGCCTTCCCGAGATTGTCCTCGGCGGCAGCGTGGTCCCCGTTGAGCGCGGACTGGATGCCCACCTTGAGGAAGCTCTGTTGCACGGCCTCCTCCTTGGCCTTGAGCCCACCCTCGTACTCCTTGGTGCTCCACGAGTGCAGGCGCCCCTCGAACTGATCACGGGCGCTGTAGTCGATCTTGTCGAACGCGCGCATCTGGCGCTCGTTGAGCCCCTGCCGCACCTGCTGGGCCACCGCGTCACGCTGCTGCAAGAGCACCGGCTGGCCTTCCTTGGCGCGCAGCCCGCCGTAGGCAGCGGCGCCGCTTTCGTTGGCAGGGTCGAACAGGCCGTACTCGGCCTCGTTGACCTTGGCGTGCGCCTCCATCACCGCCGCTTCGTCGGCGCGATCGCGCAGCTCGGCGCCGTGGTCTTCGGCCATCTTCGCGAGCGGCGCAACGGCCTCGCTAAGACTGGCGCCCGGGCGCACGACGGTGGTATTTCGGACCCCGGGGATCGGGGCGATGTCGTGGACATCCTGCGGATTGAAGCGTGGTGTGATGGGCATGTCAGCCTCGTGGGATGTTGTAGTTGTAGGCGCCGCCGCTTCCGTAGTGGGTGTATGGAATCGAGCCACCAGCCTTGGCTGCACCCCCGCCTCCCGCCTTGGCGCCACCCGCCACGCCACCACCGTAGATGCTCAACGCGCTGCCGACAGATTTCAGGATCGTGATGTTCGCGCCGTTGCTGCCCTGCCAGCGCGCCTGCGCGCCTTGGTTGCGCGAGTTGAGCGCTTCACCTTGGAAGCCCCACGCCTTGCGCGCCGCATCGAGCCCGATGGCGGAGCGATCGGCGGCGCCGTACAGGTAGGTCTCGTCTTGGAGGTCGGATGCGGTGCCTACCTCGGAGTCGATGCCCTGCGCGGCGATCGCGGCCCGCTGGGAGCCGGCGAGTGCACGCATGCGCCACACGGACTTCTGCGACTCGCGAGCGCCTTGGATGTTGGCGTCGCGTGCCTGATCGTCGGCGAGGCGGGCGTTGTTCTCCTCGATCTGCTGGTTGGCCTTGCCGGCTTGCCGCTGTTGCTGTGCGTCTGCCACGCCACCGATAATGGTGATGGCGGCGGCGGCAACGAAAAAGTAGCTCATTGCAGCACCCCGCGATCTGGCGTGGTGACGCGCTCCTCGATCTTGTCGGGGTCCAGCTCGTTGTCGGGGTTCGGGTGCACGGTGATCCACGTGGCGTCGGTGAGCGCTACAACGGCGCGCTTGGTGCCCGGCATGGCATGGATGATGGCGGGGGCGGTGATGTCCACCCACCCCTTGTCGGTGGACACGCGAACGGAGCCCTCGGCCAGAATCGACAGGTGCTCGATTACGTGCATCTTGCCGGTGGCGCACGTTCCGGCCGGGATGCGCAGCGGGCGCGCGTACACGCCCGGGGCGAAGTGGTGCTCGGCCTCAAGTGCGATGCGGTTCGGATGCGCGGCGAGCCAGTCCTCCAGCTCGTGGATGCGCTCCAGCGTCACCTCTCGCGAGCTTTCGCGCACCACCGGCAGCTTCTCGACCATGCGCAGCGGAACGCTCGCCGGCAGCTTGATGCTGAGCTGCGGGCAGCCCTCGTATTCGTTGAATGGCCGGAGCGTGGCCGTCAGCACCAGCTCGTAGTTATTCCACATGCGTCCTCTCCCACTGGAAGGCGCGAAACGGCTCGCCGTTCTTGCCGTAGATGAAGGGCACTCCAAGCTCGAACCCGAGCCATCGGAGCCACCGCTTCGCGTTGTCGTTGCGTTCGTCCACCACGTTCCACAGGACGTTGTGGCGAGCCTTGATTGCCTCGAACTCGATGCGAGAGTGCAGCGCGAACGCGCGCCACACCCTGCGATCATCCAGCGTCGTAGTCGTGACCATCCATGGCGTGCCGCTCCCCATCAGCAGGGAGAACGGGACCACCCCGAACATGCACACAGGCGCACCATCCACGAGCCCTGTGCGCGCGTTGAAGCGCATCCCGTACTCCATGCACATGGCCGGCGTGGCTCGCGCCCCGGACCACAGCTCGTCAACGTCAGCGTCTCGCACATGCTTGCCGATTGCTTCGGCGTGCCACGGCTCGGCCGCGACTACCTCCGCCTTCATGGCACTTGCGAGGTGGTGAACTTCGGGATGATCGCCAGCAGCTCGAATGGCAGCGGGTCGTCTGAAATCACATGCACTTTACCGACATCCTCGCCCCATTCGCAGTCAACCGGCACCTCGCCGTAGCCGGTGAGCGGAATGGTCGGCTCGCCGTAGTCCTCGGTCTCGCGCTGCGGCATGTCGTAGGTGTAGTCATCGCGGAGCACGCCACCACACACCCGCACGCCACGGGTCTGCCGCACTTGCAGGCCCACCTTGGCGAGCAGCTTCTTGTCGCCCCGGATCGGCGGCGCGTTCTGGATCGTGAGCGCCAGCGTCTCGACGTGCATGCGGTACGGCAGGCCGATCGTCGCCACGCCCAGCGGGGTCGGTGGCGCGGGCGTCAGGACGCCACCCACGACGGTATAGGCCGTGCCGCTGAATCCATTGGAGATCACCGCGCCATCCGCGTATATCGCCACCCGGCGGCCTTCGAGATGGCCCAGCCCGCTGATCGTGTCGCGCATCAGGGTCCATTCGGTGGTCGCCACGCCTTGCAGCTGCACCGGAACCGGGCCGATCGCGCGCACGGTAACGACGGTGCTGGACGTGTACGCGGTGATGACGACGCGGATCGAGTAGATGTTCTCGACCAGCTCTCCGTTCGCATCCGCTTCGACCAGCGTGCGGTAGATCGTGAAGCCATCGCCGATGTCCGAGCCCCCCACGAACAGCGGAGCCGAGGCGGTGAGTGTGATCGCGTCCAGCTCTGTCCATGCCGCGCCGGAGAGTGTGACAGTGGTGGCGGAGTCGTTGCGGCCGTCATAGGTGAGGCCGCAGTCCACGTAGAAGTAGTCGTTCGGGTCGGTGGCGAAAATCTCGGCGACCTGTTCGATGTACCGCTTGGTGACGCCGTTGATCACGCGCTTCACCAGCAGGAACGTCTCGGTCTGCACGGTGCCCGGCAGCGCCACGATGTCCTCCACCATGTCGAGCCCGTAGCCTGCGCGCGTGCGCCCGGTGTCGTGTCGGTGCCAGCCCACCACCTCTTGGTCGGGGATGTACGTGCAGGCGATCTCGGTGCCATCCTCGCGCACCACTTCGAGCACCTGCCACGGCGCGGCCACCCACTCCATCCGGCGGAGCATGTGGCCCTCGAACAAGTGGGAGGCGTAGAGCGAAATGTCGATCGGCTTGTAGCTGTCGCTCTGGAGCCGGTAGCCGATGTCGAGGATGTGCTGGCCCTGCTCCTGCACCATCAGCGCGGTGTCGCCCACCACCTTCGACTGGATGCCGCCTGAGCCGTGGAAGGACTGCGGCTTGATGTTGATTGAGGTCGGCGTGATCACGTCGTCCTGCCCGCCCGTCATCAGGAACTCGCCACCCTTTGCCAGCACCACCAGCTTGTCGAGCGGGATCAAGTCCATGATCGCGTTCACTTGGCGCGCGTTGATCGCGAACGAGATCGCGTCGGAATCGACGATGGGCGAACTCTTGCCGTGGTTGGTGTAGTCGCCGGTCTGCGAGCCCCAAATCATCTGCGGGTCGCGATCGGTGCCGGCATGCCACAGTCGGTCGGAGAAGAACTCGATCTCGGTCGGGTAGCCGTACTCGGGGCACCACGAGCCGATCGCGAACTTGGTCGTGCCCTTGAGCGTGCCCGGGGCGAACTCCTTGACCTCGATGTTGTTCGTGCCGGCGGCAGGAGCCACCGCGAACGTGATCGTGTGCGCCGCTGCGTCGATGGTCCAGCCCTGCCCCGCCCTAGGGGGCGCGGTGTAGCCGCCACCACCACCGGGGCTGTCGAACCCGCCATCGTCCACCATCCTCATGGCTGCACCCCCGCGCCATCAATCTGCACGGTGTAGTCGTACACGGACGCGGACGTGTTGCCAGCGATCGGGAAGGTCTTGGCGGAGCCGTCGCCCGATGCGGTCCACGTGTGCAGGGCGGCGACCGCGCCAACGCAGCTGTCGGGAATGCGCGTCATCACGAGGCCGTCCATGGAGTTGGCGTTGTTGAAGGCGCTGAGCTTGACCACGCCAAAGCCCGGGTGCACGAACTCCCACTCGACGCCCACGGCATAGTCGTTGACGCCATCGCTACGCACGTCGCCGGAGCCATCCCACGCGCGACCGGATTCGTGCACGGGGCGCACGCCGCCGGAGACGTGGTAGGTGCCGCCAGCATGCACGGCTGTGCAGCGGTACACCTTGCCGTCGCTGCGGCGCAGCTCGCCGACGCCGACGTTCTTCGAGGCCGGCTCCCATGGCGTGATGTCCCGCAGCTCGGGCTCCTCCACGTAGAACAGCGCGCCGACGTGGCCGGCGGTGAAGATCGGATCGGAGCACGTCACGGTCACGTTGCCGACCGCAGCTGACACGGCCGCGCGCACGCCGTCGTTGGTGTTGATCGGGCGGAACGGGCCATTGCGGTTCTCGTGCAGGCGCAGCTCGAACGAGGTCGGCGTGAGGCGGCGCAGCTCGCGCTGCTGGTAGCCGCGACACACGAGGTACATCACGTCTGCGGACTGGGTGAAGCGGATGTTTTCGAGGTCGGCCGTGGTGTACGGCGTCGCCACCTCGATCGGCGTGCCCGGCGGCGACTCCAGCCGGAACAGCTGGTTGTTCGCGTCGAGGTAGTGGAATCGGAAATACAGGTGTCCCGCTTCGATCAGGTAGCGGGTCTCGGTCGAATAGATGAAGGGCAGCAGCCGGGCGTTGAGGGAGCTGGTCTTGACCTCGCCCCTGTAGTGGCGGCCCGGGCGCTTGAACGCGCCGCCACTCGGCTTCACGACCGCGTTGCGGCACGTCGCCAGCGAGGTGAGGTAGCGCGCGACATCGGTGCGCCCATGCAGGCCCGGATCAAGCTCGCCGCCGGAGAACGAGGGCTGTGAGGTTTTCATCGGCGGGCGACCAAGGTGGGCGTCATCACTTCGGTGTCGTTGTCGCGCTGCTCGTTGCCGTCCTGCACGCCAGCGTCGTACTTCGCGTACAGGTAGTCCTGCATCAGTGCGCCGCGCATCTGCAAGCCAAGCTCGCCAGCGATCGCGCCTGCGCGGTCCCACGCCATGCGGTTGGCGAATGCCTCGATGAACTTCGGCGTCCAGCGCGCGGTGTCCTCGATGGCGGCGACGTAGCGAATCCACGCGCCCTCGACATCGGAGGCAATCGCGGTTCCTTGCGGCGCCCACAGCACTTCGAAGTCGGTGCGGCCATCGCGGATCGGCGGGTTGTGGTTGCTGTAGTCGTCCATGGACGGCACGCGGCGAATCGCGCGCACGCCATCGGCCCCGGTGATCGCGATGAAATTCACGCAGTCGGCGGGGTATGCGTAGAGATAGGTCCAGCCGGCGGCCACGGGGTCGGGCGACACGGCGGCGGCCTGCACCTTGGTGGCGAACAGCCACGGGTGGTCGGCGAATACGAAGTCGCGGACGCGATCCCATGCGCGGTTGATGGCCTTCGCGTGCTTGGTGTTCTCCGACAGCGCCGTGATGGTCACGGTCTGCCCAAGCTTTTCCAGCACCATGTTGGCGATGTCAACCTTGGACGAGGGCATGCGTCACTCCTGAAAGAGAGATGGCCGCCCTGAGGCGGCCATCTCGTTGCGGTTGTGCGAGGGTTACTCGCCCTTCTTCGACTTCTCGGCCTGCACCTTCTCCATCCACGACGGGGCGAAGGGATCAACGGTGATCGTCTCCTCCACGCCCGTGACGGGGTTGATGCGGGTTTCTTTCGAGGGCTCGTCGATCTCGAACTTGTCGCCCTCGGCGCGAAGCTGGCCGTAGTAGCCGGGGGCGGTGGCGCGGACGATGATGGGCATTACGGGTTCTCCTGCTGGGCCGCAACGATGCCGGCGGTGATTTTGCCCGTGCTCGGCGCGGTGCCGGTCACGGTGTAGTTGAGCCGCATGTACCGCTCGTCGGTGCCCACCGGGATGTAGTCGAAGGCAGCGACGCGGCCCACGCCCGCGTTCGCCAGCGGGACCACGACCGATTGTACGGACTTGGGGCTGGAGAAGGCGGGGTTGTCGTCGGTCTGGAGGTCGATGGTGATGGAGGTGAGGTTGTTGAACGCCTCGACGAACTGCACGCGGATCGGCAGCTCCTCGCCCTTGCCGATGTCGCGCGTCAGGGAGACGGTGCCACCCACGACCTTGCCGGTCGCGCCGAGGTCGATGAAGTTGGTGGAGGGGGCCGTGGCGGTCACGGCCTGCGCGTTGGAGAACAGGTTTTCCTGATCGAAAATCATGGTTCGGTTCCTTGTGGTAGGTGCACGGCGCCGGGGTTGGGCGCCGTGCTATGCGGGTCAGACGACGCGGGCTTCGGTGTTCAACAGCGCATCGCACTGGACGATGGGCATGTTGCGGAAGAACAGCACCGGCTCGGAGTCCTTGGTCAGCTCGCGCCACGTGAGCAGCGCATTGCTGTTCGCGCGACGGCTCTGCTGGTCGAGGTACTCCATGATCGTCGAATTGACCACGACGATCTTCGAGCCCTGCGTGATGGTCTTGTGCTTCGCCATCTTGTGGTACGCCTTCACCATCATGTCGAACAGGTTGGCACCCGTCGCAGCGGTGATGGTGAGGGCGGCAACGTCGATGTTGGCGACACGGGCCACGCGGCGCCAATCGCGCACCGTGAAACCGATGTCCCACGAGAACTTCTCGCGGTGCACATCGAGGATCGAGCCGTCCGGCAGGGTCTTGGTCTGCTGGCCCTTGTCCTCGCGCTGGAGGCCGGCCTTGGTGCCCTTCGGGAACAGCAGGTGGCAGGCGGTCGGGCCGGACTCGATGAACCAGATCGAGGTGTTCGTCGAGCCCGTACCACCGGCATCCACGATCTGCTGGCCGCTCGCGGCCGACAGGGACGAGAAGCGCGGGGCGAGGCCGGTGAACTTGGCCGGGGCGGTGGCCTGATCGCCGTAGAACAGCGTCGATGCCATGTCCTGATTCATGCCTTCCATGATCGGCTCGGCTTCCGACAGGCGCAGCGCGCCCGGGTTGCCGGACAGGGCGACGAGCTTGGAGTCGATCTCACTCCACGCCTCGGCCATGCCGGTCGTGTCCTTCACCTGCGCGGTGGTGGACTTAACGGGCTGGACGCCTTGGTACAGCATGCGCCACGTCGGCTGCGGGATGCCGGTGCGGACGGTGGTGAGGTGCGAGGTGCCGTCGTTGCACTCCACCGCTTGGAGGTACTGCAACAGCGGGTTGCTCTGGTTGAGCATCTCGATCACTTGCGCGATCTGGTCGTTCTCGTCCTGACGCTTCATCACGTCGGCGAGGGTGAGGTAGGTGTTACCGATCTGAGCCATGGTGCTCTCTCCAAAAAATAACCCCTTGCGGGGCTGGGGTTGTCAGGGTTGTGCGTCAGCCGTTGGGGTACAGGATTTCTTCCCGCGACTTCGGCGCTTGCGTGCTCTCGGCAGGCTGCGCACCCATGCCCTTGATGGCAGGGTCTTTG